CCAGAGATGACCCATGAAGGACCGCCGCCTACTCGACGGCGTACAAATCCTCCTCTTTTTGCGATATATGATATATATTGACAAAATATATATCATATACTAAAATAATATTAGAGAGGTTCAGACTTCTCACTATTCCTATTTTTCCTACCATAGTTGCCGCTATGGTAGGTTTTTCTTTTTGTTGATAAAATCTGCAAATTGCTCCTTTACTTGCCGTTCAAGAGGGTGCAGATAAAAGGCATTTCTGCGTTCGAGCTCTGCCATTCGTTCTGCCCTGTAGGTTGCCGCCTCAAGGCTAATGTCACATAAATTTGCAATTGCAGCGGAAGTTAACGCTTGCAGTTCATGAAGGACACAGGCAGGGGCGAGTAAATCCCGAGCAAATACATTTGCTGAATGTTCGGCATCATCGATTGTTGCAAATCCGTTGCCGTTTTCCTTAAACAAGTGACCTAAAAATATATGACCGAGTTCATGCGCAATTGTAAATCTACATCGCTGAGGGGATTGCTCATCTGCATATATGATATAAAGTTTATCATCTTGCATCAAAGTTATTCCACTCTCATTTTCACTTAGCAGATTGACTGCCGAATTTTTCAGTAAAACAATGTCTGCTTGCTTTGCTATCTGACTGACTTTAACAGGCAAGTTGCTGATTCTGTAGTCGATTAAACATTGCCAAGAGGCATTGCGTGCATTTTTATATTGTCCATAATTCAAGTTTTACCACCTCATAGGTATTGTAACCTATGGGGTGTTTTTTATTATGTAATGCTTATAAGTCTGTATCGTCAGGCTCAAACTTGCTAAGATTAGCTAAGTTTACTATTTCAATAGGTTGACTGTTACCGTCACTTCGTGCGGCTTTTACGGTTGGTATTAGATTATCGTTAATTTTTAAAATAGTATCAATTGTGTACTGATGTTCAGGGTGATTTCGATAAGCATAAACCAAATCTTTTTCATGATTGGTTAAAATCATAGTATTGCTTTTGTTTGGCATTTCTCTGAACTCTGCAAGAATATCATCTACTTTATATATATCACAAAGTGCGATTAAAATTTCTGCATCAGGTTGACCGTGATTGTTTTCCCACGCATTTACGGTTTTTCCACTTTTATTTATTAATTTTCCGACTTCATCGGCAGTTAATCCGCTTTTTTTCCTTAACTCTTTTAATTTTTGTGCTATAAATTCTCTTGACACTTTGTTTCTCCTTTTATAGATGTTTTATCTACGCTTTTATTATAATTCGCTAATTGCAGATTGTCAAGAAAAAAATCTGAAAAATGTAGAAATATTTTTTTAAAATCTCTTGACAATCTGCAAAAGATAGATTATTATTAAAATGAAATCTACAAAATGTAGCATTTAACAGTCGAAAGGAGGTAAAAAGTATGACTGTGAACGAAAAACTTAAAAAGATTGTCGAAGAAAAGGGAATTAAACAATCATATTTGTGTGAGCATACTGGAATGACCGCTGATGCAGTTTCAAGAATATTAAATTCCAACCGTAAGGTTACAGCAGAAGAGTTTTTGGGAATATGTCAGGTGCTTGATGTTGATCCAAGGCAGTTTTTTAAGCAGTCTGCTTAACTTATTACCTCAGAAAGGAATGGTAAAAATGGCACTAACCATATATGCGGTAGTTGCTACCGTAGTAGCAGTATTGGCAATCATAAAAGCCGTAAAATGGAAAATTGCTACAAGAGCAATGGTGGTTTATTGTACGAAAAATTTTAGAATACCCACAGACAAAGAACTTGCCGACTGCTCCAAAGAAGCCGCCGGCAAGACAATAAGATTTAAGTAGGATTTGAGGTGATAAAAAATGCTCTCAAAAATTATGATAAGCCGTAATTATAAAAAGAAAAAGCACGATGTGGTTATAAGGCTAAACAACTTTGCGAGTGAAGAAGAAAAGTTGAAGCTATCCAGCTCGGAATTATTGCAAGACTGCAGGCAGAAAACAAAGAATTGAAAGAAGAAATCGTAAGGCTGAAAACGAAAAATCTGACACAAGGCTTTGAATGTGTCGGAGTTTCAGCTATTTGATTGTAAGGAGATTTTTGTGATGGAAATTAAGGCTGTGCAGAAATGGTCAGATGAAACGGAAGGTGAAGACAGATGAAATACTATGAAATTAACGAAACCGCCGCAAGACAAGCCCGTGGAATGTGGTCATTTCGTGACTACAAAAAAGGCGAAGAAACAGGAGCATACAGGAGTCAGGTTGATAAATGTTACAGCCTTGTTGATAAGTTACCCGACGACTTGAAAGAAAAAGGGGCGATAATGGCAGACAGATATGCTAAAAGGTTAGCAGACTGGTATAACAAGCAGTTCAAAATTGAAATGATGTGTCCGTCCGTGATGATTAGCGGCAGTAGTAATTTCCCCGTAAGAAAGAAAGAAAAGCAGAACGCCGCACGAGATAAGCACTATCAGTTATATGATGAAATTCAAAAAATACCCGAAAAAATCAAAGGGCTGTTAAGAGGTACAAGTATCATTAAATCGGGTGACGCAGATGCCATAGAGCAGTTGCGGAATAAACTTGCAAAAGCCGAAGCATTGCAGGCAGAAATGAAAGCTACAAACGCCTATTATCGTAAGCACAAAACAATGAAAGGCTATAAAGATTATACAGATGAAAGAGCCACAGAGCTTGACAAGGCTATCAGAGAAAGTTTTGACGGCGTACCTTTTGCTTCATACACCTTAACAAATAATAACGCAAAAATTAAAAACACTCGGAAAAGAATTGCCGAACTTGAAAGACTGAAAGAAACAGCCACAGAACAGCCGAAAGACGAATACAAGACAGATTTATTTGAAGTTGTTGAAAATGCTGATATTATGCGTTTACAGCTTAAATTTGACGACAAGCCCGACGCAGACACAAGAACAGTTTTGAAACAAAACGGTTTCAGGTGGTCGCCTTCCAATGACGTATGGCAAAGACAACTTACTGATAACGCAAAATTTGCGTTGCAGCGAGTGATTGAAGAATTGAAAGCGAGGTAGATACGAATTGACGGAGTTTACCGTAATTATCGGACACAGAAGATTACCACCGGTGAAACAAACTAAATAAGTTAATCACGCTCTGCACAGCGAGATTATATATCTCATTTTATACCTATACCTACTTTTCTGAATATTACCCTCATCTCAGACAGGTGCAGATGTCTGAGATGGTTTTAATATTTAAACGAGGAGAATAGTCATGAGAGAATATTTATTCAGAGGCAAGATGATAGCTAACGGTAACTGGTCAGAGGGCAATTTGCTTGTGACTAAACAAGGTTGCTGCATAACACCAGATGCAACGGTGTTAGGTAGCTACGGTGCGGTCAACCCCGAAACGGTTGGTCAGTACACAGGAATGAAAGATAAGAACGGTAAGAGAATTTTTGAAGGAGACATCCTCAAAATTAAAAGCTATGACTACGACTATGAATATATAACTCAAGTTTATTATTTTTGTCATACACTATGTGTTGACATTTACGGACAGGATTATGGCTTTATTGCTATCGGTTTTGCAGATGATATTTGGAACGAGGAAGGCTGTGAGATAGAAGTTATCGGAAACATATACGATAACCCGAACTTAGTAAGAGGTGATTATTAAATGAATGAAAAAATCCTTATCAACCCTAAAACAAATCAGGAGTACAGAGATGTACCGCCGACTGTGGCGGCTGAATATCTCGGAGTTGCTCTCAATTATGTTTATGAGGGCCTAAAAAAACAAACCCTGCCCATTGGCTCAGCCGTACAGAGCGACAAAGGGCGTTGGAGCTACAACATACCGATTGACCGGCTCAAGACCTATGCAAGCGGTGCAGATATATCATTGCTCACCGTCCTGCTCAACAAATTGCTCGACAGCGGAAATACAATCAACGAAAGGACGGCGTAAAAATGATAAATTCGCCGTGCTACGGCTGTCAAATGCGAACGGCAAAATGTCATACAGAATGCGAAAGATACCTCGAGTACAAATCAAAATGTGACAATCGCCGAGCCGAACGCTCTAAGAATTATGACTTTTTTAATTACATCAGTCATAAAATCAACATCCATGCGAGATGTCGAAAACTAAATAAATGAAAGGACTTTATAACGAATGTGGCATTTAAGAAACTACCCGACACGCAGAAAACTGCTCAAAGATGTTAAGGAGTTAAGAGAAGAAAACAAAAATCTCAAAAATGAGTTAAAAAAAGCTCGCCTTGATAAATCCCAAACCGAAGAAAATTACACAAACGCTCGATATGCATTAGGAGGTTATAAGAACGAGAACACTAAACTCTGTGAAAAACTTTCAATGTATGAATCAGCAAAGGCAAAAACATATGGTTTTGAATGTGTGGGGGTTGAGAAGTGATGAAAAGACCGTGTAATGCTCCCGTCACTATTGAAGGCTGGTCAATGAAATGCAGTAGTCATAATTACATTACTTTATATTACAACGGTAAGTTTGTCCGCTGTTTTGATAACGATCTGTATAACGAAGATCCGCTGAAAGATGAATATTACGCAGAACACATTATTAACGCCATTGAAAAAAGAACAGGAATGAAAATCACCAACATTCCGATAGTTGGAACAGTTGAAGATTTTGACGGATTAAGATTTTTAAACGGCGGTTTTAAAAAAGGTGCCGATTGGTTGTTAAATGACAAAGAAAAAGACCGTTGACTGCTCGCAACAATCAACGGTCCGCAAATAAAAGGCTATTTGCAATCTAACTAATATTATCATAGCAAATAACCTTGCAAAAATCAAGGAGATTATAAAAATGGAAAGAAAATCTAAATTACAGATGATAGCAGTGGACAAACTGCACCCACATCCACAGAACCCTCGAAAGGTTATCGGCGATGTGACGGAACTTGCGGAATCTATCAAGGCTAACGGAATTTTGCAGAACCTCACGGTTGTGCCGATGAATGACGATTGGACGGAGTTCACCGTCATTATCGGTCATCGCAGACTTGCAGCGGCAAAGCAGGCAGGTTTGACGGAACTGCCGTGTGCAATCGTTGAAATGAGTGAAAAAGAACAGCTTTCAACAATGCTCACAGAGAATATGCAGAGGTCCGACTTAACCGTATATGAAGAAGCAAAGGGCTGTCAGTTGTTGCTTGACCTCGGCGATACGGTCTCAGAAATTGCAGAGAAAACAGGATTTTCCGAAAGCAAAATCAGAAGAAGAGTAAAGCTCTGCGAGCTTGATGAAGAGGCATTTAAGGAAAGTCAGATCCGACAGCCTACGCTTGCAGACTATGACCGATTGAATCAAATTAAGGACATTAAAACGAGAAATAAACTGCTTGAATCAATCGGCACGAATAATTTTGACAATCTTTTGTATTCTGCTGTAAAAAAACAGGAAACAGAGGAAGAGAAAGAAAAAATTGAAAAGCTCTGTCTTGAACAAGGAATGACTAAAGTACAGAAATACAATGAAATTCCAAGCAACTACGACTATATGGGCATATTTGCGCTCAAAGATTTGGTTGGTAAAGACTTTGCGGACGGCAGAAAAAGATATTTTTATTTTGCGTACAGCTCAAACATCTACATTTACGCAGAAGCATTGAAAAAACAGGAAAAGAATGATCCCGAAGAAGAAAAGCAAAAGCTTGAAGAGCAGAGGTGGGACGAACTTGTTGAGCAGGCGGAAGAAATAGATGAGCGCTGTGAGGCTCTCAGAAGAGGCTTTATGCTTGATGCAAATTTTAGTGACAGCAACAAAAAGCAGGAGCTTATAAAGTACATAACCGCTCAAGTGGCGGCAGACGCCCGTATCGAAGATTATCATTTTGAAGAAATTATCGGACATATTTTTGGAGACGATGAAAGCATAGACAGCTACATCAGCGAACATTGGAGCGATAACAGCGGCAGAATGTTAATGGCGGCGGCATACGCTTTGTGTCAGACGAATTACAGTTCGTTCAGCTATATCAGTGTAAATTATTTGGACAAGACATTCAGCCGAAAAAACAACACTGATCTCAACAGATTTTATAATCTGCTATGTAAACTCGGCTATGTGATGTCTGATGAGGAGATACAGCTCCGTGACGGCACACATCCGATTTTTACAACAGGCGAAGTTAATTAAAAGAACATTTTGCTGACGTCCGCAAAATGTTCTTGCGGCGGCAAATTTAATAAGTTAATCACACAACTGCACTTGTGAGATTATATAAATCCCATTTAATACCTTCTTTCTTTAATTGTATTTTCGGGTAGGTGCAGATGCCCGAACAAATTAACCGATAACAAGATCTGCACAGCTTGTTATATTATAAAACTCTTTTACTCCTCTTTAAATAAATTCTGACATTGAAAGCGGAGCAGGTGCAGATGTTCCGCATTAGGTAAAAATGAATATAAACATAATCACAATAAAATTTAAAGACGGTTCAAGCATATATATTGATGATGTTTCTGATTATGCCATAAATAACAATGTTATCAAAGTTAATAAAAATGGATATAATCAATTTTTTAATTTCGACGAAGTTAGATATATTGGAAGAACATTTGATTTAGAACCTGAAATATACAATGCAATGAAGAGGTGGGACAACTCCAATGTTTCACATTCAAAACTGCTATAAGAAGGTATGAATCTATGCAAGAAGAGGCGCTTTTACAAATCATTAAAAAACAGCTTAATGAAATCGTAAGGTGGTAGATTTACAAAATGTCGAGGCTAAATAAAACATGGACGGCCGATGAAATAGATTATCTTATTTCTGCTTGGGGCAACGTTAATATGGCCACTATAACAAAACACCTTGATAGATCCGAATGTGCAATAAGGCTAAAAGCCGGTAAGTTAAACTTAGGACCTTTCTTGGCTAATGGCTATAGATACATCACAATAAGCAATCTTTATAAACTCATTCGTCCAAACACTTCTGCCACTTATTTAAAAACATCGTGGGTAAAAAATAGGAATCTGCCTACTCACAACATATCAAGAAGTTCAAAAACAAATTTTATCGTTGTTTACATAGATGAATTTTGGATGTGGGCGGAGAAAAATCAATATTTTTTAGATTTTTCAAAACTCGAAAAATATCAACTGGGGCCTGAGCCTGATTGGGTAAATCAAAAACGAGAGGCAGACATATTAAGGAACAGATTTATCAAAGCAACTCCGTGGACGAACAGAGAAGACAACCTTCTCAAAGAATTGCTTGTAAAGCAAAAGTATGGTTACAAAGAGCTATCACAAATATTGTGCCGTAGCAAAGGAGCGATACAGCGCAGAATTAATGACCTAAACATCAAATACCGTCCTGTAAAAGCTGATAACCATCAAAAATGGACTGAATCAGAATACACTTTACTTGGCGAAATGATTAAATGCGGAAGCAAATATGAAGAAATATCCGACAGAATCGGTCGATCAGTTAAGGCTATCAGAGGACGTGTGTTCGATAAGTATCTCACAGAAAATCTTGATAAAGTGCGAAATTACATAGGCAACGGAAACTTTGGAGACGGAACGCCTGACAAGCCGTTAAAATACAAGCGACTTATGTCGAACGAAGAAAAAAACAAAGCTAATCTATTGTTATCAATCATCGCAGGAGATTTACGTTGTGTTGCAAAAATGAATTCAAATGTTGATGAGGAATACAGTGAATATTGGCAAAAGGATATGTGCTTGAATTGGAGTAATATCAAAGGTTGTATTGCATGCGAAAAAGATTGCGACAGTTGCACATCGTTTAAAAGAATACCCGTACAACATTGAAAGCGATATGATTTTGAAAAACAAGAAAGGATGACCTGCCGATGAAGCAGTATGAAGCTGACCAACAGCGGAAGTTATTTCAATGGACAACCTTCATCAGAACAGAATATCCAGAAGTTGATTTGATGTTTCACATTCCAAACGGCGGAAGTCGAAATAAACTTGAAGCGGCCAACCTAAAAAGGCAGGGAGTGAAAGCAGGTGTGCCTGACTTGTTTCTACCTGTCAGCCGTGGAGGCTATCACGGATTGTTTATCGAATTAAAATACGGTAAAAACAAGCCAACCAAAAAACAAACCGAATGGCTTAAAAGCCTTAATGAACAAGGCTACGCTGTCGCTGTATGTTATGGTTGCGACGAGGCAAGCGAAAAAATATTAAAGTATTTGAAATTAGGTGAAATAAATGAGTGAAGAAAAAAAGAAACGAGGTCGCAAGAAGAAACTCGACCGAATAGACAGGATGTGTCTTTACTGTGCCGATTACAACGCAAAGCACGGCACAAGTTACAGCTACGGAGAATTTGTAGCGCAAATCGCCGCAAGAAAAATTAAACCGCTCGGTTTGTACGATTACGCAGATTAGGTGGAAAAAATGAGGAAGTATGAAGCAGTTTATAGTTCTGATGTGCTTGATGAAGTTGCAAACGGTGAAAGAATTTTATTGATCGACAGAGCAACAGAAAGTATTAACAGTTTAGACGAAATAAGCACAAAAGACTTAGCGATTGCAATAAAAGCTGAAAACAAAGACAACAGATATGAGTTTTACAAGGAGGTGAAACTAAATGAGAATCTATCAATGTGATAGTTGTAAAGAAATTATCTCAGATCCATACACAGTTAAGATGAAGGAGTTCTATCTGGGGGTTGATATTGATTGCCTCAGCGGAATTTCAATTCCTATTGAGAGCAAGAGAAGAGTTAAAATACATCTATGCGATGAATGCTACAAAGGCTTGAACCTCATTGGTGAATTGGTGCCGAAAAAGTCGAAGAATGGGGACGGTGAAGAGTGATGGCATTTCCCGAAAAGCTAAAAGCGTTAAAAGAGCGTGAAAACAATGATTGAAAAAGAATTAAAAATCTGTGATTTTTGCGGTGACTATGCGTTGGATATACCGTTCGCAGACGGTAGTGTAAACACGATATACTTTAATTCAAAACGAAATGCCGAAACAGTTAAGCATATTATCGAAGTTGACGGAAGTAAACCCAACGAAGCAACCGTGTGTGATATGCAAGAGATTAAGCACGGAAGTTGGGAATATGACAGCGAGGGTGTCGGTTATTCAAATTATTTATGTTCTGAGTGTAAAAATTTTCTCACTTTTTACGAGGACATTGATTTGTATCCATATTGCCCTTACTGTGGGGTAAAAATGGATAAGGAGTAAGCAGGAATGAATAACTTTGAAAAAATCAAATCAATGAGCATACATGATATGACTCAATTCTTATTCGTGCACCAATTCGATAAGTGTGGGAATTGCGATTATTACAAAAAGCAATGCAACGGTTATTACTTTGATGATAAAAGTTGTACCACAGGGATTAAACATTGGCTTGAAAGCGAGGCAAGCAACAATGGCTGAATCCAAAAAAACAGTTGCAGCGGAAACACAGGACAAGCCGACAGCACCGGCAGAAACATTATCAGAGCTTGACAAGCTCGTTGTTGCGTTTATTGACGGCGCTCTTGATGTTAATGAAATCAATAAGCTTGATATATTCAACAGATGGCTTGTTCTGTCAATGTCTGCAATATACAGCTGTGCGAAAATAGGATTGCTGTCCGCTAAGGCTTGTGTTAAGGCAAAGTACAAACTCTTACAGGAATATCGCAGATTTAGAACCAACACATTTTTCGCCGAAAAAGAACATATTGAGTGGATTAAACGCACAAGAGAAACCTCATGTAAACTAACGGAACTGTCAAAGGCGATTGCTGAACATGATCCGGAAGTGTTGTCGATAGCTTTACAAATTATTGATTTGCTCACGAAGCAGGATATTTACAACAAACTTTTTATTTTATCGGACGCATCAGATACATATAAAGCAGATTGCTTAAAAACGTTGACCGAAAATGATACAGCCTTTTTGGACGAGTTTGGAAACATACCGTTTGTAGATTTGCTCTTTAAGTTTTATAAATCGGCAGAAGAAACGAGAGCATCGGAAATTTTCAAAGAGTTGGATGCCGACAACATCAGAACTGTAGCTTGTCACGTGCCGGTTAAGTCGGATGATTGTCGAGGAATCGCAAAAAGCTACAAGGAATACTTCGGTATTTAAAATAAGGCAATATTCTTGTCGCACGCAAAATCTTAAAGAAAATTCAAATCAAGTTAATTCTATATTAAAAAAGTAATCAAAGCGACGACTTCCGTTTTGATTAAGCTGTTACAAAAGAATGCACCAAAAATCAAACACACAATTGCAGCGGCAAGGTTGCACAGAGCAGTAACTCAAGTGGTCAGATTGGGTTACTGCATATTTATATCATCTGACTTTTTAATACGATAACAGAATAATAAATAGTCACAAAAAAGGAGTTGAGATACTCCTTTAATAGCCTGCTCAAGGAATTAATTAAGTGACCGTTTTAGCATTTACATATATAATAAAGGTTTAACTATGTTTACATACAAGTGTGAAATTAAATCAGGTCCTTTGCTCGAGGTCAAATATTATAAATCATTTCGCAGACGGAATAAAAAAAATCTTGCTCGACAAATCAATCAATCTCGAACAAACGAAAAGCAAGCCAAAGCAAACCGTATCAGAGGAGAACAACACACACAGAGGCTTATCCTTTGCAACTTCTCTGAGGGCGACTGGTTCGCAAGGTTCTCCGCTCCGTTTGGTGAATTTACCGAAGATGAATTTGAGAGGGTTGTGTCGAATTTTTTCAAGCGTATCAAACGCAGGACAGATAAAAAACAAATTAAATTTAAGTACATCGGGTACTGTGAATGTGGCAAACTCGGTAGAAACTGGCATTTGCACATCGTAATTGAGGATTGTGTCAGAGAAATATTAATGGAATGTTGGCCATGGAAAAACGGAATAAATTTTACTCCGCTCTACCAAAACGGCAATTATGCTGACCTTGCAAAATACATACGAAAAGATGTCAATGGTAAGAAGCGCTTGAAAACATCTCGCAAACTCAATAAGCCTGAGGTCAAAGTTGTTGAAGGAAAAAAACGAGAATACAGAAAACTCGAACGAGGTGAGGCTTTGCCTTGTCCCGAAGGATATTATTTTTACAAAGACGAAATGTGGATAAATGACTTCACGGGTGCGTCTTTTCATTTTACTTACTTAGCCAATAGTCATAAACACAAGAAAATCGGAGGTGCAAGGATTTGAGAGACACAACAAGAGATTATACAATTGCACAGTTTAGACTTTATGCCTCTCTTGGATTTCCAAGCAAAGCACAGGTTGTAGCTGACAAGACAATGCACCGAGCATTACAACTTGACCTGCTTGCTGTGGCAGACACACTTAATGCCTTGACCAATAGCGGTAAAGACTACATCTGTCAAGCTGTCAGCGCTGTTTACTTTGTTGCACCAACAAAACCGTTGCACAAAGGTGAAATAAATTTGAGAGTGACCAAGTTTGCTGTCAATAACTATACAGACGAACGCACGGTGTTTCGCTGGCTCAAAGAGGCACGATTGCTTTGCGCAAACCTTCGTGGGCTTAACATTTGTGCATATTGCACAAACAAAGATGTCAGTAGAAGCGATTAAACCTGTTATAAAATTAAATTGTAATGATAAAACGAAAAGTAACAACAGACTGGATCGTCCGTCAAATCCGTGAGGGCAAGGCATATAGATTTTATTTAACAGCGGATTGGCAAAAAGTCAGAGACGCCAAAAAAGCAAAAGAACATTACGAATGTGAACGCTGTCGTGCTGTGGGTAAGTACAGTCCGTGCGAGGCAGTGCATCACAAGTTATATTTCAAGGCAAGACCTGACCTTGCTCTTGACATCAACAACCTCGAATGCCTATGCAAAGACTGCCATTACAAAGAACATCACAAGTACGAATCAAAAAAATTAAAAGATGAGTTTGCTGAACGCTGGTAGTCAAAAAAAGACATACCCCCGGGTAAAAAATCGAAAAATTCTGAGGCTTATGGATAACGGTGTAAAGGCACGACAGTTTAGCTTCGCGCACGCACACGAGGAATTTTTGAGAGAGGAGAAGCAAATGGCACAGATTAAAATTGCAGAAATCAAAGACAGCTTAATTGAGCAACTGACTTTGAAAGGGGCAAACATTGAAGTCTATAGAGATTTAATCGACAGCTATATTTTTTGCACAAAACTTGAACGAAAAATGCAAGCGGACATACGCAAGAACGGCTTAACATACAAAGCTATCAGTGCCACAGGCAAAGAGTATATGAAGGACAACCCATCGGTAAAAAATGCAGTAATGTACAACAAACAGCGCTTAGCAATTCTCTCGCAAATGGGGCTGTCAATTGACAAAGTTGAGAGTGAATCTGATGACGAACTGTAAAGCCATAGACGATTACATCGACCTTGTTGAAAGTGGTAAATATCGTGTCTGCCGTGAGCAAATTCAGCTAATAAAGTTTGTCGAAAACGTCTTTGAGAATGAAGAAATCTATGTTGACCAAGAACACCTTGAAAAGTATTTGGCTTTGCAGAAATATTTTCCTTATAAACTTTTCGAGTGGGAAAAATTCTGTTTTACATTGCATAATTGCACATACTCCTCTCCCGGTGTTTTAAGGTTTCCCGACCTTGTAATCATCGTTGGGAGGGGCGCAGGTAAGAATGGCTATTTAGCTTTTGAGGATTTTGCGCTTATAACGCCGGTGAATGGTATTAAAAACTACGACATCGACATTTGCGCGACTTCGGAAGAACAAGCAAAAACAAGCTTTAACGACATTTACGAAATTTTAGGAAACAATTAAGCCAAAATGCAGCGGAATTTTAAGTGGAATAAAACCGAAATTGTAAATATAAAAACAAATTCAACAATCAGATACAGAACATCGAACAGCAAAACGAAAGACGGCGGTAGACCGGGTAAGGTTGATTTCGATGAAAAGCACGCTTACGAAAACTACAACTTGATTGACGTTTTTACAACAGGCTTAGGAAAAAAGCCGATGCCAAGAACGACGACCACGACGACTATGGGAAATGTTCGAGACGGTCCGCTTGACCAAGAATTTGCACGAGGGCTTGAAGTTTTGAACGGTGATGCGCCTGACAATGGCACGCTTTATTTCATTTGCCGTTTGAACGATGACAAAGAGGTTCACGACGAGCAAAACTGGTACAAAGCAAATCCAAGCTTGCAATATTTCCCAAACTTACTTCGAGAGCTTCGGAAGGAATACGAAAAATGGAAAATTGACCCGAACAATAACACCTCTTTTATGACGAAAAGAATGAACCGCCCACAGGGAACAGAAGCAAATCCTGTAACCTCATGGGAAAATATCAAAGCAACAAACAGACCTCTCCCCGACCTTGAAGGAAAGCCGTGTATTTTTGGAATTGACTATACAAAAACTACTGACTTTTTGGGCAACGGTTTGATGTTTTTGGTTAATAACTTAATCGTATGGAAACCATTTTCGTGGTATTGCTCGCAATCTGCGGATTTGGGCAGGATTAAATTTCCTTATGCTCAACAGCCGGATTTGCAAAGGGTTGACGGGGTGGAAATCCCGCCTGAAATCGTCACCGACTGGTTGAGAGAACAGAAAGAACATTACAACATTGTCGGAGGAGCTTTGGATAATTACCGATACACGCTTTTAAAAGAGCCGTTAATGCAGTTAGGTTTTGAATGCGACCGCAAAGGGCGAAACAATCTAAAACTTGTAAGGCCGTCAGATAAAATGCTTGTAGCTCCTCTGATTGCTTCAGATTTCGCTAATCATCGTATTGTTTGGGGTGATTCGCCTCTTATGCGTTGGTACACAAACAACACTTCTGCCGTTGAGGATAAAAACGGCAATATCATATATGGCAAAATCGAACCAAAATCACGAAAAACAGACGGATTTATGGCATTTGTTGCCGCATATACACAGCTTGATTTGTTGAAACAAAATCAGCCGATGACGGTTGATGAACTTAAGAATTGCTTTAGCGCAATTGTATTTTAAAGGCAGGTGAAAAAATGAAAGTAATAAACTGGGTGAAAAATCTTTTAAAAAAAGATGCCGTTGTAGCGGAATTTAATGAGGACAGCTCGGCGGTTGATGAACAGAGGTTTCACCTGACTGAACTTGCCTTGTTTACTGCAATTGATTTTATTGCTCGAAGTTTGGCAAAGTGCGAATTTGTGACGGTAAGCAATAACCGAGAAAGTCGCAAAGCTGAATACTATCTGTGGAACTATTCGCCAAATAAGCATCAAACAAAAATCGAATTTTTTACGCAGGCTGTCGCAAAATTGATTTTTGACAATGAATTGTTAATTATCGAAACAGCCGACAATCAGCTTTTAATTGCGGACAGCTTTTCAAGAACAGAACACGCATTGATTGATGATTCTTTCAGCAGTGTTACTTGCCGAAATTTTACATATCAGAGAACTTTTTTTGAAAGTGAAGTAATTTATCTTCAATATAATAATTTTGCTCTGAGGGGCTTGTTAGCCGATATGTGTAATACTTACGAGCAGTTAATGCTATCGGCTCAGGAAAGGTACAACAAGGCTGTCGGACATAAAGGCATTTTGGAACTTGAAAATTATAGCTTTGGCGACGAAAATTTTGCCGAAACTTATAACAAAGTTTTAACTAAACAGTTTAAAGCTTTTTACTCGAACAAAAATGCCGTTATGCCGATTTTTAAGGGGATGAAATACTCCGAGCCGTCAACAGACGCGGGAAAAACCACAAACAGCGAGATAAACGATATTCAAAAATTGAGAACTGAGGCTTACACGGTGGTCGGAAACGCTTTGCACATTCCGCCGGCAATTTTGAGTGGGGAAGCTTCGCAACTATCTGATGCGCTGGATTGTGCTATCGGAAACGCAATTGATCCGATTGCAAATATGTTTGAGCAAGAGATTACAAAAAAGAGATTCGGCACTACCGAATTTAGCAAAGGCAATTATCTACTGATTGACACAACGACAGTCAGACACATTGATGCAATCAGTCAGGCGAATAATCTTGATAAGTCAATTGCCAGCGGAGTGTTGACACCTGCACAGGCTCAAAAATATTGCAACATGCTCCCCTGTCCAGAGGCTTGGGCGCATACATATTACCTTACAAAAAATTACCAAACAATAGCAAACGCTCTGAAAGGTGGTGAATTAATAAATGAAAAGTAGAAATTACAACATCAAGCAGATTGCCGAAAATCAGAGTGTCTTGCAGATATATCTTTACGGTGAAATTGAGCCGAGCTACTTGAACATTTGGGGCGACCTCGTAGAATCCAAGACAAGCGCTGAATATATTCGCAAGGCGATTGAAAAAGCAGGCAAAATTGAAGGCATTGAAATCTACATCAATTCCGTGGGCGGATTTGTTGATGAAGGTGTAACTATTTACAACCTGCTCAAACGGCAGAGTGTGCCGGTCACTGCATACATTGACGGTATGGCGTGTTCGATCGCTTCCGTTGTCGCAATGGCGGCAACCAAAATTGTAATGCCGTCAAACACAACAATGATGATTCACCATGCGGTCGGAGGCTGTTACGGAAATGCGAAAGAACATAGAGATTACGCTGAACAGCTTGAAAAAATCAGCACGGCAAGCACAAACTCTTATCTTGTTCACGCAGGCGAAAAGCTTACAAGAGAAAAGCTTGAACCGTTGCTCGATGCTGAAACATTTCTGACCGCACAAGAGGCTTTTGACCTCGGTTTGTGTGATGAAATCGTTGATCCTGTCGATTTAACGGAATCAAAAGAAATCGTTAACGATGCACAGCAGAAGAAAAATCCAAAAGCAAAACAGGCAGCGGCAGAGCTTTTAAAAATGCTCGGAACAAAGCCTGAACCGCAGACACCACCTGAGCCCAAGCTGAAAAATCCCGAAGAAAAGGATAGCTTTGGCTTTATTGAAGAATACTTCAAAAACAAAAATTATTTATAAAGGAGATTTAAAAAATGAAGAATCTTGACGCGATTAAGAACGCGAAAGCTAAGTTTGCGCAGAACTTAAAAACTGCCATTGATACCAAAGATGAAGCAAAAATGACCGAGGCTCTCAATGCCTATGCTGACAGCATTCAGCAGTCAATCATTGATGTCGCACAGGAAATCGGCGAAACAGCCGACAACACAATTCTTGCAAAGAGAGGATTCAGACAGCTTACAAGCGCAGAGCAGAAGTTCTACAACAACTTTGTAACAGCGGCAAAATCTGCTGATGTTAAGCAGGCTCTCACTGGTCTTGATGTTACAATTCCGCAGACAATTCTCGATACAGTGCTTGAGGACATTACAAACAACCATCCTCTGCTTGATGCAATCGGCATCGAAAACACATACGGCTCTGTTAAGGCAATCTTTGCTACAGACACAAAACAGTTTGCTACCTGGGGCGCATTAAATTCCAAAATCACACAGGAGCTTGCAGGCACAATTCAGGAAAAGGACTTCTCGACATCCAAAGTAAGCGCCTTCGTTCCTGTTCCGAAGGATATGCTCGACCTCGGCGCTACATACATCGACGCATATGTCCGCAGAATCCTCGCTGATGCACTCGCTTATGCTTTTGAGGACGGCTTCATCAACGGCGACGGTAACGGCAAACCTATCGGTATGCTCAAGGACCCCGAAGGAGCAGTAAAAGCAAACGCTTACACCGAAAAAACAGCAACAAAGCTCACAAGCCTTGACATTAAGTCGTATATGGGTGTTGTTGCCAAGCTTGCGAAGGGCAAGGGCGGCAAGACAAACAACATCACATCGGTTGACCTCATCGTTAATCCTGTGGACTATCTCACGAAGATTATTCCTGCGACAACTGTACTTGCAACAGACGGCTCATATAAAAACAACCTCTTCCCCTTCCCGACGAATGTTTATCCGTCTGAAATGGTTACAGAAGGTACTGCCGTTATCGGCCAGCTTTCAAGATATAAAGCCTGCCTCTCAACAGGTAAGGAAGGTAAGCTTGATTACTCTGACCAGTATCAGTTTCTCGAAGACAACAGAGTTTATCTTGTTAAGGCTTATGCAACAGGTTTTTCGCTTCACACAAACGATTTTCTTAAGCTCGATATTTCAGCGCTTAATCCTGCCGAAATTAAGGTAACTCTCAATCAGGCAACGACAGTTTAATTTATCACGGAGGTGTTGAACAATGGGAATTATAAGCGATGTAGTTAATATGCTTGATTTTGACCGCGAACATATCGAAACCGATGAAAGTACAAAGTCAAAAATTGAGATAATCATAGCCAATGGAAAACAGCACCTCCGCGATTATAACCCTTTGCTTACTGATGAGGATTTTGACCGACCGACAAGGGCAAGAAGTCTACTGTTTGACTATTGCAGATATGCTTACTCAAATGCTGTTGAAATGTTCGACCATAATTTTGAAAGCGAAATTCTGAAATTAAGGCAGGAATATGAGGTGAAAAGCTATGATTTTGAAGAATAACATAGACTTTTTAACCTTTAATGACGGTATTGCGAAAATCTATGAAACCGATGAAAACGATGACATCATCGCCGACAGCCTGAAAAAATATCGTTTCGGTAATGAAAAAATCGGAGTAACTCGGTTTTATGGAGCGAAGCAAAATGACATTGAATTGTCAAAAGTTATACATATCCACAAAGATGAAAACTTGCGAACGGACATGGCGGTTGTTATTAATGGCACACGCTTTAAAATTGAGCAAATACAGCACGATAAAAGCAAAAATCCCCCTTGCTCGATTTTGAGCCTGTCACAGAGGGGACTGTATGAGGGTGGTGCAGATGTTTTTTAAGAATTACGATGAATTTGTTGAACTCATAAAGTCTTGTGGGTTTAAGTGTGTGGAGGCAGATTACAACAAGTCAACCCCTGCCCCATATCTTGTTTATTTTAAAGACGAAGAAGCAGGCATTTACGCAGACGGTAAATGCCTTTGGAAAACTGCAAAAATCATCATAGAACTCTACACAGCGAAAGATGACCATACAAGTGAAACAAAGTTTGAAAAATGGATGTCTGAAAACGGCTTCGGTTGGAAAAAACCAAATCGAGCATGGGACACAACCAATAAACTTTGTGTAAGCTATTACAATTTGGGCGTGACTTTTGATGAGTAGTTACAAAAAAGTCGGTATTGACAGAATCGGCGATACTTTATCAAAAGAACTTGCAACCTATTCGGCTGATGTGCAAATGGGCGTAAGATTGTTGGTTGACGAAAAAGCCGAAGAACTTAAAAACGCAATCAAAAAAGAAGCACCTGTCGGCTACAGAAAAAAATATCGCAAATCGTTCAGAATAAAAATCACGAACGAAACATTCAGGTTTTACGAAAAAACAGTTTATGCGGAAAAACCTGAGTATCGGCTTACACACCTCCTTGAAAAAACTCGTAAAAAGAGAGGTAAAAAAGGCGGAACGATACAACCGAAGATGCACATTGCTCCGGCAACAAAGAAAATTCACGGCGAATTTGAAGCCGGAATAAAAAAGCTCATTAAATCATCGGAAGCTATGGGCGGCGGTGATTTGAGCGGTATAAAAAGAATTTAAAGACATAAGGAGTGTTTATTAATGAACAAAACTATTAGAAAAGTTGGTTATGCTGTGCTGACAGAAAGCAGCACAGGCGAAATCACATATGGTAAGCCCGTGTGGTTTAAGTCTGATGAGGCAGGTGGCAGAAGCATTGGTGCCGAGCCTATTGGCGATTCAAACACGATCTATGCTGACGGTTTGCCTATCATCGTAGCAAGTGCGAACGGCGGCTACACAATCAGTCTTGAGCTTATTTCAGCAGTCGACGACATCGAAAAAGATTGGTTCGGCAATGATGAAGCAACTGAAGGCGGTATCATCGAAAAGGGTGGCATTAAGGTAATGCCGAGGTTTGCCCTCCTCGCCGCAAAGGAAACATACAAAGGCGACAAGCTCTACGAGATTGACACCTATTTTGACTGCGTAGCTGCAAGAGCCAGCAGGAACGACAAGACATCGGAAGGCAATTTCGACCCACAGTTTCCGACCTTTACGGTCACAGCGAAGCCACGTCCTGACAATGACTTTGTGCGTTACACATCATATGCGGACACTCTGCCCGAAAGCGTTGTAGTTCCGACCGTTAAGGCAAATTCCGCAACGGAATAATTTCAAAAGTAGGTTAAAACATGAAAGACACAGTTGTTATTAACAATACAAATGTTGAGGTTGAGGTTACAGCTTACACAATGCTCATCTACGAGGACACATTCAAAGGTCACAGCTTTTTGCGTGATGCCGACCGTATTCTCGTTAAGAACCTCAATGACGTTAAATTTGGCTCTGCTGTAAAACTTTTATGGGCAGCGGCAAAGACGGCAGACGATACAATTCCCAACTTTAAGGCTTGGTCAAAAGAAATCAGCATTAAGGACGCTATTTCAGCGACAGGTAAAATCATCGATCTCGTTGTTGACAGTCTTAAAAGCGACAGCCCAAAAGTGACAGCGACAGCGACCTAAACGGAACTTTCCTGACGGCGAAGGAAATCTTATCCTATGCCGTCAGGTGTGGTCTGACTGTCGCTGATTTACAAAGATTTACAATAGGTTTTGTAGTTGATTATGTAGAAACCTATTTTGCATTACGAAACAATAAGAATATCCACGAAGATGAAGAAAAATATCGGAAAATGAAATCTGTATTGCCTTTCGTTACAGAAAGATTTGAAAACAAGGAAATCTCAACAAAGCAGTACAGTGAGTTTATGAACCGATATAGGAAATTGGAGGACAGATATGGCATCTACGATTAAAGGTATTACCGTTAAGATTGCAGGCGACACAATGGACTTACAGAAGTCCTTAAAAGCTGTACAGTCCTCATCGGCGAGCTTGCAGAGAGAACTGACTGCGATTAATAAGCAGTTAAAATTTGACCCTGAAAACACCGTTCTGCTCGCTCAAAAACAAGAAGTATTGAAAGAGCAGATTGATAAAAGTCAGTCTGCTCTTAGTCAATTGCTTGATGTACAGGATCAGGTTGAAGAACAGGCAAAAAACGGCGAAATTTCAACGGAGCAGTATAGAGCCTATCAGCGTGAGGTTGAAAAAGCAAAAAGCAAACTCGAAACTTTTAAGAAACAACTTGCAGAAACCGAGGAAAAAGCAAATGCAATAAATCTCGAATCTGCCCGAAATGAGATGTCAAAAGCCGAAACAAGCGTTGATGAAGTCGGCGACAGCTTTAAAAATCTTGAAAATAAGTCAAATAAAACTGATTTATCCAAGGTTAAAAAAGAAATGGATGATGTTAAATCCTCCGCTGACAATCTCAAATCCGCCGTCGGTGATACATTAAAAGAAGCTGGTGCAGCGGCAACAGCAGTCGGCGGAGTATTGACCGGAGCTGTCATAAGTGCAAACAGCGAAGAAAAGGCTCTTAATTCTTTGCAGGCGCAAGCAGGCTTGACCGCCGAGGAGATGACCAAATACAAAAGTGTACTTGAAGATGTTTACAAGGGAAATTTCGGCGAATCTCAGGAAGAAGTTGCAAATGTCCTTGCTTTAATTAAGCAGACAACGAACGAGACCAATCCAAGTAAGCTTAAAGATATGACCGAAAATCTCTTTACTTTAAGAGATACTTATGATTATGACTTTGTGGAAACCCTACGAGCTGTCAACATGCTTATGGAGCAATTTGGTGTAACAGGTGAAGAGGCTTTTAATCTCATTGCACAGGGCAGTCAAAAAGGCCTTAACAAAAACGGCGACTTGCTCGACACAATTAATGAATACTCTGTACATTACAAGCAACTCGGCTACGATGCGAACGAGTTTTTTAATTCGCTTGAAAATGGCTCTAAAGCAGGTACTTTCAGCGTTGACAAACTCGGCGATGCCATGAAAGAGTTTGGAATCCGTTCAAAAGATACAACCTCGAGTACGCAGGAGGGATTTGCCCTCCTTGGCTACGGCGCAAAAGCCTCGGCTGAGGACATTCAAAAAGCAAAAGATGAAGTTGCAAAGCTCGAAAAAAATCTTTACTATGCAAAAGAGGAGCAAAAAGGCTTTAACAATTCGACGAGCGAATTAACAAAGCAAAAAAATGCCGATAAAATTGAACAATATTCAGAGGCGCTAAAAACTGCTAAAGAAAATCTTGCAAATCTCGAATCAGCAGGCAAAGGCGCAAAAGGTAGTATTGAGGATTTGCAGGCAAGATTTGCAAAAGGCGGAGACAGCGCAAAATCAGCAACATCAGAAGTTTTAAAGACTCTTTTTGAGATGGACGATAAGGTCAAGCAAAATCAGGCAGGTGTTGACCTCTTCGGTACGATGTGGGAAGATTTGGGCATTGACGGTGTAAAAGCCTTAATGAAAGTTAATGGCTCTGCCGACAAGACCAAAAATACCATGAAAAAGATTAAAGACATCAAATACGACGATGTCGAAGCCGATTGGGCGAGCCTCGGCAGGACTGTGCAAACTGATGTCATTAATCCTATCGGCAAATCATTATTCCCCGAAGTAAAAAAACTTTGTAAATTTACGAGCAAGCATACAGATGATATTATTCCGACGCTAAAACAGATTGGTGTTTTAACTACTGCTATTTGGTCGGGTAAAAAGGCCACTAAAATAGTTACAGAAATCAAAAATCTGTGGGGAGCTTACAAGTCTTTGAGAGCGGCAACAGATGCCGCTAAAATCTCACAAGAGGGACTTAACACTGCTCAAAAAGCAAATTTGTGGGGATTAGTTGCAGGTTTAGTTGTTGGTGCTATAGGCGAAATTTGGGCATTTTCAGAGGCTAACGACAGTGCAAAACAATCCCAAGAAGAACTTAACGAAGCTCAGGAAAAAGCAAAAGAAGAAATCAAAGAGCTTAAAGATGCCAACGATGAATATGTGCAGAGTAAGAAAGATGCGGCGTTAGAGGTTGAAAATGAATTTCAATATTATGACGATTTGTGGGGTGAATTGCAAGGTATTGTAGACCAAAACGGAAAAGTCAAAAAAGGCTACGAGGACAGAGCAAAATTTATTACCAATGAATTGAGCCGAGTTACAGGCAATGAAATCACTTGGAACGGCAATGTTATTCAGTCTTATAAAGACCTTAAAGGCTCAATGGATGATGCCCTTGAATCAAAGAAAGCCCTTGCTATGTTGTCTGCGCTTGAAGAGCCCTATCAAACTGCTGTATCAGGCTTAAAAAGCGCAAAAAATGATGTTACAAATGGTTATGTAGCAAAAAAAAGCGCACAAAAAGATGTAGATTTAGCTAAGGCAAAAGTTACACAAATGAGTGTCACTGGACTTTTGCCAGGTCAAACGGCTTTGAAGTATGCAGGCTGGGGATTTGAAAACGGCAAAATATCTCAGCAATATTACCAAAAAATACTCAAAGATTTTCAAAACGGCGAAAATATGTATAAACATTTTGAAGATTTATCAAAATCCGTCGGAAGAGCTTACAGCGAGGCACAAAATGAAGCCAAAAACAATTTAAAGGCTAAACAAATAGAGTTTGACAAAGCAGATGGCAAGTATAAAGAATATCAGAAAAAAGTAGTTGATTATAACACCACAATTCAAAATTATGAGAATCTCACAGCGGCAAACGCTAAAGGTAACACAAAAGAAATTAAAGCCGCAATGTCGGACTTGTCTAACAACATTGTTACATACACAACAGGCACTAAAGATGCTCTCGAACAGCAGGTCAATGATTTTAAGACAAATGCCGAGAATCTACGGACGGCATACAAAGACGGTGTTGAAGGTGTCACAAAAGACCAAGTTGAAGAAGCCGAAGAATTGCAGGAAAGAGCAGAAATCGAACTTGCTAAGTACACCGATATGTACGGCACGGTTGCCGCAATCGCCACGGGTAAAGCTGACGAAATCAACGCACAACAGCAGAAAATCAAAAACGGTTTTATTGATGCTGAAACAGGTTCAAGAGAGAGCCTTGAAAATCAGCTTGCAAACTTTACCGCAAACTACGAGCTGCTAAAAACTGCAATGGACGAAAATCAGCCGGGTGTTACTCAAAAAATGGTTGATAACGCACACGAGCTTGTCAATAAGGCGACAGAGGAACTCAACAAACTTGAAGGCAACGGCGAAACTGCCGGTAAAAACGGCACAGAGGGCGTAAGTGATGGTATGAAAAACGAAGATGCCCTTGACAAAGTTGATAAATCAGGCAAAAAGGTTCTTGGCAAAGCAGAAAACAGTCTTTCGGAAAGTTATAACAAAGGTTATCAAAAAGGTAAGGATTTTACTCAGGGTTATATTAAAGGCTTGAGTGAGGGCGGACCTACAGGAAGTCTTCACGCGGAAATGAATAGGCAGGCAAGACAACTCGCAGAGACAGGTCTTATTACTCTTGCAAATGCACAGGATTCACATTCGCCATCAAAAAAGACAAGAAAACTTGGAGCTTACTTCGGTGAGGGTTATCGTCTTGGCATTGAGGATGAAATTGCCGAAACGCAAAAAACAGTAAGGTCTTTAACTTCGAGAGCCCTGTCAGCGGTTGAAGGCAATCCAATCGGAGCAATTAACGATAAATTTGCAGACATTCGCACGCAAAGCCAAAATGCGACGGTAAACGGTCAAATGTCAAAAACTGTCACAAATTCACCTACGATTGAAATTAAGTTTGCTGGGGATGTGGTAATTAATAATGACATGGATGTTGATGATTTTAACCGTCGTGTTTCAGCGGCAATTGTTGAAACCCTTGACGGCGAAGCGTCAAGGTTGGGAGGCTGAAAATGAGGCACAGTTTTGTTTACAATGGCATTGATTTGCGAACATTAGGCTTTTTTATAGCGAACACTCCCAAATATCAGATAGCGAAACGCAATTTTGACTTTACTTCTGTCTATGGCAAAAACGGCGGAGTGATTTCCGATAACGGTGTTTTTGACAATGTTGAAATGCAGTTCGAGGTCAACAGTTATCCGTACATTGTACCGAACGAAAGCAATGCAGAGCTTGTAAGAGCGTTTGCTGAGTGGCTTACCGTTTGGGACGGCGATTATAAAATCTTTAGGGATTCATATAACCCCGGTTATTTTACAAAAGCGATTTGCACAGGGGTTGAGCCAATCGAAGAAGTTGCCCCCCTTTGCTTGTCAACGACTATAAATTTTAGCCGAGTGCCGTTCTGGTATAGCGATTTAGGGCAGGAGATTATCCGACCAAAATTGGCCTCAACTCAAAACGCCGAAATCAAAATTTACAATCCTGAAAATTACACCGCAGAGCCTTTTATTAGAATCATCAACAAAGGCGCAAAGGTTAATCCGTTGATGCTGACGGTTAATGACGGTCAACCTCTGACGGTAAAGACATCCTCGGATAAGGATTACATAGAACTCAATTCAGAAGAACAGACCGCCTCTTTTGATGACGGTAAAACATTAGCAAATAACTGCATCATCTGCACAGAATTTCCGAAACTTACACCGGGGTGGAACAAGATTAAAATTTCAGGAAAGAACGCAAACACTTTTACTGATGTTGAAATAAAACCGAACTGGAGGAGGCTATGAGAAATGCAACCGATTTTATACGAAACAGCGGATTATTATAAGAATCCAACCGCCTTGTTGGAATCAAACGGCTTTGGCTTCTTGACTGAATGCACCGAGTTTTTGACGACAATGGAGCAAAACGGCACATACAGCTTTAGCATGAAAATTAAAAGCACAGATAAGCTCGCGTCGAAAATAAAAATAACTTCATATGTCAAAGCAAAAGTAAATAATGCATCCGAGCCACAGTATTTTTATGTAACAAAAATAGAAGTCGACAAAAACGGTGATTTGACCATTTCGGGCGAACATGTGTCAAGAATGTTTTTTCAAAATGGCACGATTCCTCGTGCGACAGACGGATCAATGTACGGCACACCGAAAGAGCTTATCGACCACTTTATGCGAGATTATAGCCAGAGCGATAAGCCCTTACATATGTGGTTCACTGAAGCTCCATACAAGTGGTTTAATTTTACTTCGTCAATTACCGCTAAAAAAAGAATTTCTTTAGGATATTCACAGGGCGAAAAATTTGAAGAAATTTTTAAAAATGACGACGAAGGACTAATTCGCCAGTTTGGCGGTGTTCTGTATTTTAATAATTTTGACATTTATTTTAACAAAATCAGTACAGCAGGAACGAAAAGCGGTTATCGCATAGCTTTCGGAGCGAATGTGTCAGACTACAAGCAGACCGCCGAAATTGGAAGCTACTACACCCATGTCATGCCGTATGCGAGATGTAGCACGACAGACAAGGACGAGGTTGTTGTTTCAAGTTTTGAACCGTATGAAACAGGTTTAAAACGGAGCATTAAAAACACATATTTGTATGATTGCACAAGCAAAATCAAAAAATTCACTTTAAATAAGAGCACAGGCGAAAACTACGAAGAAGTCAGAGATGCCTTGCGAAATGCGGTTGCTGACTACAATTATTCGACTGAACAAACAGCGGAATCGCTGAGCATAAAAGTAACTCTCGAAAATGAGCTTACAAAAATGCACGCAATAAAACTTTATGACGAAGTGACGGTTGTAATGCCGGACGGCACGAATCTTAGCCGAAGAATTTCAAAAACAGTCTACGATAGCGTGTCTCAGAAATACAAAGAAATTACAATCGGCGACTTAAGTATGTCGATGTCTGATTTACTAAAAATCCAAAGGAGGTTTAAAAAATAATGGCAATTAGTTTAGCACATAAATCAATTACGATTGATGTTAATAATCGAAATGCACCGAATGTTGTTGCAATTGCAAATGTAAATGACAAAGCGGTTCGCTATCTCGATGTAACATTGACGGCCAGCGGTGAAAAATTGACCTTTGCAGACTGCATAGTAACAGCGACTTTTGCAACGGACGGATATTTAATTTCAGATTCAGTTGCTTGCACCCTGAACAGCACGGCAGATGTGATTACCGTGCCGTTAGAAAACTTTAACTCTACATCGGGCTTTTTAGCGATTGAAATCAAAATCGCAAACGGCGAAACGCAGGTTTTGAATACACCGCTTGCTTTAAAAGTTAAAGTGACTCCAAGTCTTCTTGACAAGAGCATGATCAGTAAAGACAGCGCTGGCACGACCGCCGAAATCTGTAGAGAGGTTGCCACAGCAAGGGGCGAATATGACAGCCTCAACGCAAGGCTTAACGGGATTGATTCTGCTGTAACCAACAAAGCCGAAAAAAGCACGGTCAGTCAGTTGTCAGCTCGGATGCAGACGGCAGAGAAAGCCCTTACAGGCAAGGCAAACGCAACAGATGTAGACAACGCTCTTAAAGCGAAAGAGGACAACTCAAACAAAGTGAGTTCCAAAACGGACATCACAGACAGCAGAGTTAATTATCCAAGCATTGAATATCTTGGCGAGTATTATTACGATGCGAACGAAACCTACTCATCAGCAGAAACGGACAAGCTTCTCGGCAACAAAGCCAACGTTAATTCTGTTTATTCAAAAACAGAAACTGATAATTTGCTTGGTGAAAAAGCTGACAAGTCAGATGTTGACGATGTTAAGGCATTCGTTGGCTATACCGATGAAGATATAGTTGGACTTTGTGTCGATTATGAGAACAAGACATTCACTCGGCTTGCAGGAGCAGTCGGACTGTCGCAAGGTTCAGACTTTAATAAATTTACAATGTACGGCGGCAGAAGAAGATGTAATGTTTTGGACGACGGCACTATCACAGCATATTACGGCGACGAAGGCTATACGGAAGACGGCTCGAACGGTCAGGTAATGGTTTTTCAGCCAGCATTTTATTATAAAGTCGTTCCACTCAAATTGGAAAAAAACACCGATTCAGGAATTGGCTATCATCTGAGAAAAGCGAACTACTATGTAAGCTCAAAGCCAAAAACAGGGTTCAAACTGCATCCAGCATTCTATGACGAAAACGGTAACGAGATTGACTACATACTTTTTTCGGCTGATGAAGGCAGTATGTTTGATGTCTCTGCTAAAGCTTATGTCAACGATAATATTGATGAGTCTATCGTTTATGAGGACGGTGATTTGCTTTGTTCAGTTGCAGGTAAAAAGCCTATTAGTGGCTTAAGAAAAGGAATCGGAACTAAAGTAAACCTTGAGCAGATGGCACAAAACCGTGGTTCAGGCTGGCACCTCGAAACAATCAAGGCAACAAGCGCGAATCAACTTCTGATGATGATTGAGTTTGCAATGATGAACTCGCAGACAGGCATCGGTCAGGGTGTTGTGAATATTCCCAATAACACATCATACAACTGCTCAAGTCTTACAGGTTCGACTGCTGCACTTGGAAATGCAACAGGTCAGGCAACATCAACGGTCAACGAAATCGGAGGCACTGAAACTGCTTATACAGAAAGCAGAAAACTTGCAGTGTCATACAGAGGAATGGAAAACCCGTGGGGAAATATTTGGAAGCAGATTCAGGGGGTAAACGTTTTTGGCGATGGCACAATGGGCGGTGGTCAACCCTATATTGCAAATAATTTCACATTTAATGAATCAAAGCACTCTGATAATTATGAGCCTGTTGGATTTACACTTTCAAATGCAAATGGCTATATCAATGCTATGGGATACGGCTCGGAAGAATTTGATTGGCTGTTTATGCCGTCAGAAATCGGCGGAACAAGTGCTTTACCTGTTGGCGATTACTTCTCTACTACACAAAATTTGAACGATTATCGTATCGTCCGATATGGCGGTAGTTGCTCAAGTATTGGTAATTCGGGCGGTTTTTATTGGATGTGCAATACCCCTGTTAATGGTCGATATCTGGATGTCGGTGGTCGCTTAATTTATGTTCCAACTGCTAAATCTGGCGACACACCAACTAAGTCTTATACCGCATCAGAGGTTGATACACTTCTTGCGAATAAATACGATTCGTCAAATATTGAAACTGGCACAGCTACTCTTACTCCGTACTCAACCGTTGTAGATAAAATAAAATCTGCAACTTGCCTTTATGAGAAAATTGGCGATATCGTTATTGTAAATGTCACCGTCATTATGAACGCAACATCTTTAGGCGGAACATCTGCAATAGCTTTGCTCAATATGCCTTTCTCAAACAAATCGGATGTGATTACATATGATATCGGCATAAGCAAAAACGGCGGAATGTTCAGGGGAAGTGTAAATAAATCGGCTTGGTTGCAGTTTACTCCGCTCAATAAACAGGCTTATGATTTCGTTGCTGATGAGCAGGTAAACTTTTCTTTGATTTACAAAATATAAAAATAACGGAGGTATGAAAAATGGAACTTAAAGAAAAAATCACACTTGATATGCTGACAAAGGACAGCGTGTCGGTACTCAGACAGCAGTTTTTGACCTTTAACGGTGAAGAAATGCAGGTAGGCGGAAACATCCGCAATGCCTATATGAATGATGAATCAGGCAGAGAACAGTTGAGAAAAGTTCTCTCTGATGAATACTACAATGCCGTTATGGCTGTATGGGGAACAGAACCGACAGTCGAAGAGCCGACAGAAAGCGAGAGCGAAAACAATGCAGATTGACATTTTATTGCTTGCTGAAATCATATCGGCATTAACCGTTATCAGCGGTCTGATTTTCGGCATTTTCAAATTTGTTGAAAACAACAAAAAGCAGAACACCGAAATCAAGAAAATCAAAAGCGAACAGACCTTGACTATGTACGCTCTGCGTGCTTGTCTTGACGGCTTAAAACAGCAGGGTTGCAACGGCCGAGTGACCGAGGCAATCAATAAGATTGATAAGTACCTCAATCAGTCGGCACACTCTGCCGATGATTTAAATTAACGAAAGGATGATATTTTTATGAGTAACAAGATTTATGACATTTTAAAGTACATTGCACTTATCGTACTGCCCGCCCTCGGCACGCTCTATTTTGCACTTGCAGGCATTTGGGGTTTGCCATACGGCGAACAGGTTGTCGGCACTATTACAGCCATTGACACCTGCCTTGGTGCATTGCTCGGCTTATCAGCGTATAAGTACAACAAAAACGAAAGCGAGGAATGACATGAGTAATTCAAAACTTGTTAATTACACAAAATTAAGTCCAAATCACAGCGGTAAGCGTACACACAGCATTGACCGAATCACTCCGCATTGCGTAGTCGGACAGTGCTCTGTTGAAACTCTCGGAAATATTTTTCAGAATACAGCTTGTGAGGCAAGCTGTAATTACGGAATCGGCTATGACGGCAGAGTGTTGCTTTGTGTAGATGAGGGCAACCGCTCTTGGTGTTCATCAAGCAATGCAAATGACCAGCGTGCAGTCACAATCGAATGTGCAAGCGACACAACCGCACCGTACACGATGAACAGTAAAGTGTACAACAAACTTGTTGACTTGTGTGTGGATATTTGCAAGCGTAACGGCAAGACTAAACTGCTTTGGTTTGGCAATGAGGACAAGACGCTAAATTATTCGCCAAAATCAGGTGAAATGGTCTTGACTGTACATAGGTGGTTTACAAATAAATCTTGCCCGGGTGACTGGCTCTATAACAGGCTCGGAAATCTTGCAGACGAAGTAACCGCACAGCTCAGCGGAAAAACAACAAACACGGAGGAAGAAGAAATGATTAAATACGGTTCACATAATACAGCAACACTTGCATTCAAGAAACTGTTGATTACACTCTACAATATGGGTATCATCAAGACGAAAGTCGATAATTCAAACGGTTTCGGTGACGGTACTCTGAAAGCTGTTAAAGAAGCACAGAGAGCAGGTAAGGTCACGGTTGACGGCATTGTCGGCGAGAAGACAATCAATGCTATCTATCATCTTATCAATGACGGTATTCGAGCAAAAGACAGCAAAATCGCCAATGCCAAAAAAGCACTCGGCTGATGTTAAATATTTCGCACCGTTGCAAATTTTATGTGGCGGTGCGGATGCCATAAATAAAGAAATGGGGTGACGAAAACGGTAAATATATATCAAGGCGATTGTCTTGAAGTGCTGAAAACTTTGCCCGATAACAGCGTTGACTTGTTGCTGACTGACCCACCATACGGGATTGACTTTCAGTCCAGGTGGCATAATGATAAGAGCAAAAGAAAACCTAAAATTTTGAATGACCGAACTTTTATTACAAATTTTATCCCGTTGATAAAGTCCAAAATAACCAAAACAGGCGGCATATTGTGTTTCACTCGTTGGGATGTTCAGCAGATTTTCATTGATGAGTTTATTCGTAACGATTTAAAGCCGAAAAATGTTCTTATTTGGGACAAGAAAAGTCACAGTATGGGCAATCTTAAAAAGGCATTCGGCGGCAGATACGAGAGTATCATTTGGATACCGAACGATGATTTTGAATTCAAAAGTGGGCGACCACAGGACTTGATTTCCGTCCCAAGGGTGCCACCGCATAAGTTAATTAGATCGGAAGAGCGTCGTGTAGGGAAAGAGTGTAGATCTCGGTGGTCGCCGTATCATTAAAAAAAAAAAAA